GGGTTTTGCGTGTCGCCATAGCTTGCGGCCAAGCTAATTGCGGGCGTTGTGCCGCCAGACGATACAACAGGAGAAGTTCCTGTTACGCTAGAAACAAGCCCAGTGTTTGTCGTTGCAATTGTGATTGACCCGCTTCCGTTGGTTACGGTAATTCCTGACCCAGCCGTTACGGTGGATAAAGAATACCCTGTTCCATTTCCAATTAACAACTGCCCCGCAGTCGGCGCGGTAGTTAAAGCTGTACCGCCGTTAGCAATCGGCAAAGCAGTGCCTGAGTAGCTTATGGCTAACGTGCCCGACCCTGTGATGGGGCTTCCAGATACCGATAAAAAAGCTGGGACGGTAGCTGCAACGCTAGTCACAGAACCGGATCCTTTACCGTTAAAAGTATTCCAGTCTGTGCTGGTCAAATAGCCGCTGGTAGTCGTGTTTGCCGCAGCCATTGAGATGGCAGGCGTTGTGCCGCCAGACGATACAACTGGGGCAGTGCCCGTTACGCTTGTAACTGTGCCGCCAGTATTGCTGGAATTGATTGTCTGATTTGGCCAAGTTCCGGTGATGGTGACGTTGGTTCCCGCCACCAAAGCCGGTGAGGCCGTGCCAGTGCCGCCATTGCCCACCGCAAGCGTGCCACCAAGGGTAATAGCGCCGGTTGTGGCTGTGGCGGGCGTAAGGCCCGTAGAGCCGCCGCTAAACGAATCCACGCCAGAACTGGACAAGATATTTTTTAAGTCGCCAGCACTATTGACAACTTGCCAAGCGCTGCCGTGCGTGTAGGTCAGCTTATCGCCCACCAACAAGGTGACCGAAATAATCTTGTAGTTGGTTGCCGTATCCAGCAACTGGATCGTAACAGTCTGAGACGCTGAATCTGTGTTCAGCACGGTCACCATGTCAATGTCACGAATGACAGACGCGGCGGGGGCCGAACAGATGGTTACGACAGTTGTGCCATTGGAATTTGCAAGCTGGGTAGAGCCTAGATAAGTGGTTGATGTCTGGTCTGAATAAGAGACAATAATTTGCAAAGGTGCAGTGACTTGCGCCCCACCAAGAAACAAGGTGAGCGATCTGTTTACCGTGTCAAGTCTGATCATAATTTACCCATGCGCCGCAGCAAAAGCATAAGTGGTGGAATTACTTGACCCACCGCCACCTGTGGCCCATGTTGCCGTAGTTCCGTTAGATGTCAATACATACCCATTTGCGCCGATACCCAAACGGATTGCACTATTGGATCCGTTGCCAATAATTAAATCGCCAGTGCTGGTGATGGGCGATAGGGCATTAAACGCAGTAGTAGCCGTAGTTTGCCCTGTACCGCCGTTAGGGATGCCTAAAGTGCCGCCGAGGGTGATAGTCCCACTTGACGTGATCTGGCCTCCTGTGGCCGTTAAGCCCGTTGAGCCGCCGGATACATTGACCGATGTGACTGAACCTAAACTTTGCGCTGGCGGTGGCCCAAGCTGCAAGTCATCCAATGAAGTCTGATTGCCGCCGCCGCCCGTCAAAGTGAACAAATTGAGGAAAAACCTATACCACTCACGCGACATCAATCCTGTGCGTTGGTCAATAAAATCTACCCGTGATGACGGGATATTTGTGACGTTGACTTGGTTAGGCATTTGTTGGGCTCAATATCAGTTCAGCACCCATGATGGCAATCTTTACCGGGTCAGTACCAGACACTTCGTAAACCCTATCGCGCAGCTTGAGCGTCATGCCCAGCCGCCGCCAAAAGACGCGCTGGTAGTACGCGCCTATCTTACCCATTGATGACCAATGTTCGTTACTCCAAGTGTGCCCGCCGTCATCCGACCAACGCAGCATAGCTTGGGGATCAGAGCCTTGGCCGTCATTTAGACCAACGCCTGACTCGCAATTCAATTGCAAACTGTGATGCGCGGTGCGCTTGAGATTGTTTTGCCCTGTGGGCAGGGCGCGCCATGAGCGCAGCCACTTTTGGATGTCTCCGTTGTCGGCGTAGACATTTAGGCTCATTTTGTAAATGTTGCCGTTTTCAAAGTCACCCACAATGGTGTTTCCAAGAAAATTGCATTGGCAATTGCTGCGGTGGCGGGTGAACTCGCCATTGAGCCATCCAGCACGTTCGTGCCATGCTTGAGTTGCAACATCGTAAACCCAAGTGGCATTGCCCGTTGGAAATGTCAACACATAGAAAGCGTGGCCTTCTTGCTGGTAGGTGTACGCAATAGCGTCTGAAATGTCGCTGTATTGGGCAATTGCGTACTCAATGGCGTGGGTAGAGATGCGTTGGCCGGTGTAGCCATTAGCGCGGTAAACAATACCTTGGCCGCGCGCGTCGGTTCCCAACCAAAACAATCCGTTGTCTAGCTTGGCGATAGAAAATGCTGCAACGCAACCAATTTCGTTGAACGCGCCTTGGATGCGGGTCAGCGGGAAATCAGGCAATCCAGCGTCGTACCAAACTTCCACCGAGTCAGTGCCAAACAGCCAGGCTTCGCGGTGGTCAACAATAAGGCCCACCAACCCGTCAGGCGAACCTTCTGCGCTTGCAAAATCAAGCGGGTCAACCGATAGGCCGTCCAACAAGGATGTCACCCATACGCGCTGGGCGTCTGGCTCGTTGAAAACAAAGTACCCATCCAAATAGCCCACCGTCACCGCGCCTGGAAAGTCAGGATCGGTAATTTGGGCAAAGACGTTGGTGACCTCGTTGTAGATGTAACTGTCGGGGTTGCAAGCAAAAAATATCTGCGTGCCATTGTCCGCAATAGACACCGGCCCTGTGCCTGACACCGTGCCCAACAAGACCGGATCGCCGGTCATGGTAGACATTTTGTAGACCTCGTTACCGGACACAACGTAGAAGTCGCTGCCGTTAGTCTGGTGCGCCCACAAAGCACGGATTGGGCCTGTGCCTACAGACTGTAAGTACTCTAGCCCAGGCGCTCGGTTAAGGTAAGCGGCGGTCTGTCCGTTGTCCGGTGTCATCTCTGGAAACAGATTGACCATCCGGTTGTCCGCAGCATTGATACTGCGGGCGACATAGGACGCGCCGAGTATCGGGGTCTGCATCAGTAGTTTCCTGCGTAGATGTTGAACCGCTGGCGGCTTGCCACAATTGCATAAGGCATCGACATCACATCATCAGGGTTGTTGATGCGCTTCAGATTGCGTTTGCTGGTCATGGCAATGCGGGTCACTTGCGGGCTAGGCTCAACGCCAAACTCGGGCGCAATTTCCATCGCCAAGTTATAGGTGAACGCCCGCAGATAACCTGGCGGAAACAAGATGTCGGTTGTAAGCGTAGCCGGTTGCGTTAGTTCTTCAACGCTAATAAAGTGCCATTCCAAGTCCCGCGTGGGCTTGGGATAGATGTACATATCAATGTTGGGATATGTCATATTGACAAATATCACCTGAGGATATGTGGATGTCACCGTCTTAACAGCAATCCCGTCGTACTGCTGCTGGTTGATTGCTTTTATGCCAAAGCTGACATTGGTGCTTGGGTCGCGGTAGTAGGTTGCGTCATCCAGCAAGATAGGCCGGTTGCCAACAAAGTCGCCGCTTGGGCCAAGCGTGCGGTTGATAAAACCGGCAGGCCAAGTAAACATTTGGTCTTGGGTGCTGAACACCGCCAAACGCTCGGTGTTCCATGAATCAATCATTTGATTGAGCGCCATCAGTGAGTCTTGCGACGCTGATGCGGAAGTAGTCTCGCCTTCGGCAAGGACGCCAAGCAACCGCAGTGCCCTATTGATTTGGTCACCCGCTGTATAGGTCGCCATAGCTAGACTCCTTCTAGTTCAACTTTTCTACGCCGCTTTACTTCCAGGACGTTCACAGGAGCCGCCAATTCAAAATCAGGCGTGTCCAAAGTATAGCGCACCCAACCGTTTTTCTCATCGGCTTCTGCTTCGAGTTCCATAGTCGCCACTTTAGCGCCGTGGATGGGATGCTTTAGGTATATGACCATAGGTTAGAAAGGGGGCTTGTGGCCCCCTCCTTTTTAGCTTGCGCCGTGGATGATGGAAAAATTGATGATTACCGCTTCAGAATATGAAGTGGAAGCAGTCAAATTACGCAACGTGATCAACGCAGAGCCAGCAGCCAAATACGAAACGTAAGTGGTGTAAGCCCCCGCAGCGCTACCAGTAGTGTTACTAGAGACGCACACAATGATTGTGTCATTGATGGATATTGAGCTGTTGGTCAAAATGAACGACACTGCGGTGGCTCCGGCCAACGCTGCATTGTTCATGGTGATGCGGCCAGCACTGGTATTCAGCGTCACGCCCGTGGATTTGCTTGTGGCTTGCGTTACCGCACCTTGGGCTGCTGCGCTGTAGCCAATTTCTTGGCTTGCGTAACAGGTAGTAAATTCGGGGTCGCTATACGCAACGCCTACTGCTTGGGTATTTGGCATGATGTTTCCTTAAAAAACAGGGGCCGAAGCCCCCGTTAAGTTTAGGCAATACGATACACAGTGTATGCAGCATCGCCGGTTTTGCGGAACAAGAATTGTCCTGCACCGCCAACGCCTGCGGCGCTACCAGTAATTGCAACAACCAAGTTACCAACCGCAGTGATGCCGGTTCCAACAGCCATCGTAATCAGGCCAGTTGAAGTGCCCAAGTTAATGACGGTCAGTTCAAACGTGCTGTTGACTTTTGCGTTGGTAAACACCGCGTCAATTGCCGCAGCAGTTGGGAGCGTGTAAGTCGCTGCCGTAGTCGACGGGTTGCCAACCAAGATGCCGCCAGTGGTTTGTGCAACGGTCAGAGTGGCCGTAGCAGTCGCCGTATTAGGCGCTGCTTGAACGCCCATAACGATTTCATTGGTGTTGCCGTCGGTGAATTGATACCCACCACCAGAATTAGGAATAGCCATGATAATTTTCCTTTAGAAAGAGTTGATTAGCCCCACAGACGGCAAGCCATCTGAGGACGAATGGTGCTGAAACCATACAAAACGTCGATACGGCAAGGCATACGGTCGTTGTTGATGTCGTACTGACGAACAACGCGCAAGCTGATACCGTTGTGGACGGAACGTGCAGCCATGTCAACGCCCTGGGGCAGCAACAGGTCAGCGGTAGCAAAAGTGATCGCATCCTTGTGGTAGATCAAGTTTTGTGGATACTGGGTGCTTGCAGTGCCGATGAACACAACGGCTTTGCTGGTGGCAGGCAAAGTCAGCATGGTCGCCAGTGCGCTAGCAGCGGAGTACATGGGAGCCACGGTCACAGTAGCAGTAGTGGTGCTGGTCGAAGATGCCAAGGCCACAAACTGGAACAACGAACCGGTGGATTCACGGGTTTGTGGGTTCACAGCGTAGCAATCAGCAATCGTAAACACATCACCAACAGCAATCAATTCACCAG